TCCATTATGATAAAATAAGGTTTGGATAAAATAATTTATTTTGCTCAGGATTATTCAACCCTCTTTTTTTGCTTCCATCTGTTGTTTCTACAAATAGATATTGATTTACAGCAAAATCATACCCTAAATGCCATTCAGAGAATATTTTTACGATATAATCTTGTACTTGCACATCATTGATACGAGCAGGGTTATCCACTCTATCATAAAGACGGAAAAGGTTTCCATCAACCCAAGCTATAATTCTACCTTTTTTCAAGCCAGGAACACCAATAATATTTCTACCATATTTTGTTTTTCCTCTTTGCGGGTCATTGAAATCAATGTATTGATTTGCAGGCGTTTCTCTCGCTTCTACATAATCATTAAATTCTTCCAATGAAATAAAAATAGTGGAAATTTTTACTCCTCCTGGTAATCCTTTTTCAAACTTAGTAACTCTATCTACAATATTTGCAGAAGCATCAACAGGAACAAGAAAAGCGGGGTTGTCATTATCTGCAACGGCACGAGTAACAACAATATTTAGCCCGTCCATTGTTTTTGTATAATCAGGCGTTTCGTTGCCTACTTGGCTTTGGTCATACTCCCCTATAATAGAAATGGTATCCAAATCAGAAATGATTTTTTTAGCAATCATATTCATTATGAATTGACTAATCGGCATTTCGTTTGGTTTTTTGTTTTCTGCATACATTTCTTCTTCCCAAGAACCATAAATGTCATTTGGGTTAATAGGAAAATTGACTTTTTGGCGGAAATTTTTAAGTAATTTCTTCTTAAAAGAAACCATTCCTGCTCCTGTCCACTTGTCAGAAAATGCTTGTACAACATTACTCATCAAAGTAGTAGGTATATGCCACTCTCCTTTTACTTTTCCTAAAGGCTTGGCAAACCTATTTAATAAAATTTCAGTAGACAAAATAGCAGCTTCAAGCTCAGTAGGACGAGCGTCACCATACCTTTTAATTTCGTTGGCAATTTCGGTTGTAACAATAGTTTTTCCCATAAAATTATATTATATTATGTTTGTCATTCATATTAACAATACCTTCAAATTCCCCCTTTTCGGTTTCTTTACCGTTGTTTATAGGTAAAGAATGAACAAGCGTTTTTTCTCCGTATTCTTTACATTTTTCACCTAAAAGAGCAATGTTTTCAGCAACACTATTAGAAACGGAAAGTTTATTGAGTAACATTGCTTTTTCTGTTTCTTCTTTGATTTTTTGAGCTTCTACAAGCCATTGACTTTTCTCTTCTTTAAGAGAAGCTAAATCTTTTTCAATAGCTGAAACATCATTTTTAGTAAGAGCATCTTCAATAGCTTGCAATTGACTTTCTTTTAGAGTAATAAAATTTTCTCCTCCGAGTAAAGGTTTTTTTACCTCCAATGAAGTAGCTAAGAGAGTAGCCAGATTAATAAATTTAGTGTTCATATTTTTAACGTATTATAATTCGATTAATATTTGTTCTAAGGTTGCTAATTCATCTACAAGCCCTATTTCTTTAGCTTTTTCAGGAGAATAAACAGCGCCTTTGAATACTTTTTGGTCGTCTTTTATTTGTGGTCGAGCTGTTTTTATAGTTTGTATAAAATTATCAGCTAAATATTCCAAATGCTCTTTTGCGGGTTCTTGGTTTCCTGCTCTTAATTCTCTTAAGATTTTATTTTTCTCAGTACTTTGTGGAGCATATATTTCGTAAAAATCAATACCAAATTTTTCAAATAATTTTGACAAATCTTGCATTTGTAACATTGTACCAATACTTCCTATATAATCAGCAAAAGGAGAACAAATAATTTTATCACAAGCCGAAGCTATCCAATATGCAGCACTACACATATAACCACTAGTAAAAGCAATAATCGGTTTTTGACAACTTTGTATAATACTAAACAATTCAGCAGTTCCTGAAATCATTCCTCCACCGCTGTCAATATCTAATATAATAGCAGATACATTAGGATGCTGGTCTAAAAGTTTTATATATTCTCCATAGGTTTGAGTCCCGATGTAGTCATAACTAGTATATTTCACAATAGCTCCACGAATAGGTAATATTACAGGAAAAATAGAACTTTCTTGAAAAAATTGCAGATTTATTTCTTCTTCATATTTTGTTTCTAAATAATTTTTAGATTGAAAAGAATTATTTTTAAATCCTTGTATTAAACCAGGAATTAACGTTTGTAAAAAATCTTGTTCAATAGATAAAATCATCTTATTATTAATTTTATAGCAAAATTATCACATAGGAGGAAGAAAGAAAAGGACACGAAATTTTTCAGTAATTTTACCTAAAGTAGGAAAAATAATAGTTTGCCCTGTTAGGCTAATTAAAAAAGAATCTTTACCCGTGCCGTTATCTAAAATATTATCATCAATTGAAAAAGAAAACGGCTCACGTTCATTACCAACTACTAACATTTCTTGTTGTGAAACTAATGCTATTACATATTTCCTTTTTTTATGAAAAGAAATAAGACGCAAGCGAGTTTCTTTACTCAATTCATAAACAGGAAGAGATATTTTAACGTCATAATAATTATTATCATTTTGTTCTTTTATTGTTATTTTTCGTTGATAAGTGGCGGGGTTATGAAGTTGTATTTTTAACAAATACGAATTAATATCAGGTGTAAGAGCTTTAAAATTTTGATTAAAAGAGAATTTTGAAGCATCAAAAATAAGAATATGCTGTATTTCTCTAGTGAAGTCTTCCGGATTGTTACAAATTTCCATTTTATACATATTTTATGCAAAAATAAAATATCATAAAAATGTAAAAAAGGACGAAAAAAAGCCTCCAGAATATGAAGGCTTTTTTGTTGTTTAAATTTGAGTTATTTTTAATGTAGGTCAAATTTGATTTTTGCTAATTTTATCATAGCTAAATACTCTTTTGAATATTTATTATTTCCGTGAATTTCTATTACTTTTTTTTTGAACTCTTCTAAGTTTCCAAAAAAACAACCACATATTACAGAAACTTCTTTTGTTTTTGTTTTGAAGAAAGTAGTTGTTCTATTTTTACTACCAAAACAAGAAAAAACACAATAGTCGTTATTATCCTTAATCTGAGCTTCTCCGGCTATTAGAGCTTCTCTAATTTTTGCAGTACCAAAAACTTTTGCGTTTCCATAAATCTCAGAATTTCCTGAAATTATTGCTTCTCCAAAAACTTTTGTGTTTCCATTAATTTTTGCGTTTCCATAAACCCATACATTGTCATAAACTTTTGCGTTTCCAGAAACTCTTGCATTTCCAAAAACCTTTGCTTCATCAGCAACCCACGCATAAACTGCTAAATTTTCGTATTTCTCAATCCACCCGCCTAATTCACCTTGTTTAACTTCGTGTAGTGGTAAATCTTCGGTGGCTCGTATTCTGTATAGCTTTTTATCATAAAACCTTTTGGTTTCGCCTGTAAATTCGTAATGTCTTTTCATTATAATAAAGGTTTTGCGATTTCTAAGAGTTCTCTTTGATCTTCAAGGAAATTGTAAGCTATTTCATGTGATTTAAAAGCAAGCACTCTACTACAATCTCTCCATATTTCCAAACGAGTTTTTCCATTCTCCACTTCTATACAAAATTTATTCTTCTCATCTTCCCAATCAGGCTTCCAACCTTCATTATAGAAATCTCTTAAAATAGTTAGTTTTCTAAGAGCTTCAAAAGCTCTTTCATATTCTTCATTAATATAAGTCTTATCCGCATAAATTACTCTATCTTTAGAATTATTTTTTAACCATTCTACAGCTTCCTCATAAGTTTTTGCAGGTGCTTTTTGTTCAAAGCCATCAAAAGTATATGGAGAAGTTGAAAGTGTAGGTGTAGATTCATTGTGGGTGGAAGTTAGACGTCCTTGTTCTGTATATGAAAGTTCATAATCTAAACAATCAAATTGAACAAAAACTCTTTCACAATCAATATGTTTTTCTATCTTAACCACTTCACCTTCTGATTCAGGAAAGAAGACTGAATCGTAAACCTTCATTCCTACTTTAAATACTGTTTTCATAAAATTTCATTAGTTTTATAAGTTTCAATTAATGTTTTTACTAATTCTTCCCGAGCTTCTTCATAGGTTTTTGAATATACTTTAATATATTGGTTGTTATAATTTATCTCACAGTAAAAACTAAAACCATCTTTATCTGTATTTGCAGAATAAGTGTTCAAAGTACCATAATACTTTCTATCCCTAAACCATTTGAATACTTGCTCCCATGTTGGAATTGTAGTTACATCATAATTATTTTTTCGATACCTATCTAAGTAGGTAAAGTTTACTGAGACAAAAGATTCATAAGCTTGCCAATTTTGACAAACCATATCAAACCCTATTTCTTTGAGTTCTTTGGCTATCTCCAAAGGGACAAGCCAATTTGGGTAGTTGTTATTTTTCATCTTTACCTTATTATACCTAACTTTTTAAAATATTCTAAAACCTCCTCTTTTGTTATTGATTCAAAGTATATATCTGCTTCTTCCTCTTTTAGAAATCCTAAAGATAAAGATGTTAATACTTCTTCATCAGATGTAGATACTTTAATTTTATAATCATCTTCATTACTATAATCTTTTTCTATGAGTATTTGCCTATCTTCAAGGTCAAATATTTTGCAAAAGGTGTATTTTTTATTTTTCATTTTCTTATTATTAGTGTTATCTTTGAACAAATCGTCAATATTCAAATTACCTATATCTCCTAAGTTAATTTGCTCTTTGATTATAGCATCTTTATTATTTATAATTTGCATCGTTTTATTTTGATTCATCTTTCACAAATTTTCCGTTAATCATTTTACCTTTTCTATTTTTAATTTCGTTGTAGGCGATATTTAGGCACTCCTCAAGGGTGGTGTTCTCTGATAAGGCGATACAGTGTAGGTTAGCAATGAGCATTGCAATGTGGTGTATGATTTGTTTTTTTAATATAGGGACTTCTCTTTGATAGTCCTCTTCAATGAGTATTATTGTGAGTGCTTCATTTGTTTTTATAGCGTGCTGCAGGTTAGTACTTAGAAGCGTCTGACGATATCTACTTTCTGATAACTTGACGGCAAAAATAAAGTCTTCGTCTATAAAGTAACAGTAATTAATAAGTGTTACCATTACATCACCTATCGCATCTTGGATAGCTGGCTTGTCATTGTCATAACACGCTTTGATAAGTTCTCCTACTTCTTCGTGTGTCTTAAGAAGCTGGTCAAAAGCTGTGCTTTTATCAAAAATTCCCCTTTCTTTTGCCCACTCTTGGATAAGTGGGACGAGTTCTTGGATTGTTTTTTTCATTGTTGTATTAATTTTAATCGTTTTGCTATTAATTCTACTATATCCACGGTTACGGCGTTGCCGATTAGGTTGTAACGCTCTTTTTGGGGTATAGACTTTATTTTTCCATTGTAATCACCATATTGTGTCCAATTTTCTGAAAAACCTTGCAATAGTTCACATTCTATTTCAGTTAAGTATCTTATCTTATTGTCTTTAGTTTTTATGAAGCTACCAGTTGAAGAACTATTCTTATACCCTCTTAATATTGTTCGTGAATAGTCGTATACGTTCCTTGTCTTTTTAAAACTGTCTTTTGCAATTTCTCTGATAGGAAATACACCTGACTCACTTTGTCCTGCAAGATGTCCGATAAGGTATATTCGCTCTCTAT